ACGGGAAAAATAATCTCGTATCTAGATGATGAAAAACAACGCCTTGAGTCCAGCCTTGAAGCTGCGAACGCCACCATTGAGGCCGGAGAATCCACCCTCAGCGAAATGAAAGCGCAGTTGCAAGAAGTTCATCAGCTCGACACCACACTTAATAAGGAGTTAGAAGATGCCTACCAACAGATTGAAAGCCTTGAGCGTGATGTGGCTCGTGGTGCTCAGCGGGTGTTCGTCAAAGCCAGCTGTCCCACCCCAGTGCCCAGCCAGCCCACCACCGCCAGCGTGGTTAATGAGCGAGCCTGTGAACTTAAACCAGCAGCTCGACAAGATTATTTCCGTCTCAGAAGAGAACAAGAGCGCTCAAGACTCCAAATAACAGGGTTACAGCGTTATATCCGCTCACTACCCAGTGCATGCGTTGCTGGCAATCAACAGACTCACACTAAAGAGAACAACAATGAGTAAAGAGCAAGCCAAATCCCTATTTATTGCAGGTGAGAACATTACCTCTATTTCAACTGTGCTCGGTATCAGTCGCGCTACGGTTTACGCCTACAAAAAGCGAGATTTAGAAGCGGGTGTGGATTGGGATGAGCTTAAGTTCATCAAAGCCACCGATAAAGCTGATGCCATCACCAACGAACAAGAGTTTGTTGCCACCCTCATCAATCAGTTTGAAAAGGCATTAGAAGGGCTAGATGAAGTTGAGCCGCAAAAGCGTGTTGAGATGCTGAGTAAATACGTTGGCACTTATTACAAGCTGAAGCAGCAAAAAGACAATGTGAAGGTAAACCAAGCCGACATTGTGAAAGAGACCATCCAGACCTTAAGCCAGTTAGCACTCAATCATAAAGCTAACGAAGTTATCCAGTTTTTAGCCGACCATGCAGAAACCATTGTGTCGGAAGTCCTTCAAAACAAATAGCGTAAAGAGCCGCTAAAGAGACGTTAAACCATGAATAAAACCGAACAGGCCGAACTGGTCGCCTATCTGCAAAGCTTACCTCGTTTAGCTGATGGTGACAGAGAACAGCGAGTTGAGAACGCGCTTGCTGACTTCTGGACGTTTATTCAAACCTACTTCTCACACCATATTGATGATGCAGAGGAAGAAACCTCAACCTTTCGTAAGTTTTGCCATGAAGAGTTGGAAGAGTTGTCATGGTTGCACAAGAAGATGCTCTTTACCGCTTATCGTGGCGCAGCTAAGACCACGGTCATTACTCGTCTCTATTCATTATGGCAGTTGGTAAGGCGTGCCTTTCGCTATGAGGTGGTGATTTGTGCCACCGATGGCTTAGTAGAAGATACCTTTGATTTCTTTCGTACAGAGCTGGAGAACAACCAGAACCTCATCCATGACTTTGAGATTATTCAAGGTAGCACATGGCGACTGACTGAGCTTGTTGTCCATGTCGGTGATCACCTTTGCAAAATGGAGGGCTTAGGTGCAGGGGTTAAAATTCGTGGTAAGAACTTCTTAAGCTACCGCCCTGATTTTATCATTGTCGATGATATTGAAAACGATGAGCAGGTTGAGAGTAAGCAGCAACGAGACAAGCTAGAGCGTTGGTTTAAGAAAGCGATCATGAAACTCCCCGCACGTAAGAAGCGTTACCGTTTATTCGTGGTAGGTACAGTGCTGCATAACGACAGCCTGTTAATGCGTCTCTCCAAGCGCAAAGACTTTGTATTCTACAACTTCCCACTGGTTATTCAGTTTCCTCATGAAATGGGCGACCCTGACAACATCAACCTTGACGGCCTGATTTTAGATGATCCTGAAATCGACGGCACAGAGGTGATCGAAGAGTACTTTGAGGACAAAGAATCCTTCATGTCAGAGTTCCAAAACCAGCCAATCAGCAAAGAGGGCTTGCTGTTTGAGGAATACGTTACCTTTGACCGTATGCCTAAGTGTGACGTGTATTATCTTGGCCTTGACCCATCTATGGGCAAAAAGAAAGGTGACTACTTCGGTGTGGCCTTGATTGGCAAAAAGGAGCATAAGTTCTACGCCACGGTAAAAGGCTATCGTATGTCGCCCGTGAAGCTTATCCCGCGCATCATTGCCTTGTATGCCAAGTATCAGAAGATAGCGCCCACCACCATTGCCTGTGAAACCGTGCAGTTTCAGGAGTTCTTCAAAGACGTACTGAAGAAAGAAGCGCTAGAAATTGGTATTCCGCTTGCGGTGAAAGAGCTGCGTAACACCGCACCCAAGCCACTGCGTATTGACTCCATTGCGCCATTGATTAATGACGGCACGATTGAAGTGCATGAAAAAGACCATTTACTGATTGAAGAGCTAGACACTTATCCAAGCTCAGCGCATGACGACTTACTCGACTCATTAGAGATGGCTTACCGCCTGTTTAGAGTCGCAGCGCACCTGAACCTAAAACAGGTTCGAGCCAAGCTGAAAAAGAAAAACTTCGCCAAATTTAAAAAGAAATACGCCTAGTGAACAAAAGAGGCGTTTAGAACGCTTTAGAACCACGTTTAGAGCGTTTAGAGAAATCAAAACGAACAAAGACACCAATTAAGACAAAACACGCTCAGGAGCGCATAGAATGGGATTCTTCACCAAAGCCGCGAACAGAATAGAAAAAGGTCTCTCTCGTGCCTTTCACTCTAGCGACCCACAACCAAAACAGACCGTAAAAGGTCGCCCAGTAACGTTAACCCTAAGCGACAAGCAAGAAGCGTTTGGGGCGATTGATATTGCAGAGATTAAAGACGCACTAGAAAACGAAGACTTTGCCCAGTTGCAAAGCCTGTACTTCTTCATGATGCGTGATATTAAAATTGCCAGCAGCGTGCTGATGCGTAAGCAGCCGCTTTTGAGTCTGCCTTATCGCATCGAGACCGACAATGAAGAGTTCGCTGAGTTTATTAAGAATCACGTTGATATCGATGCACTGCTTAATAGCCTGACTCATGCCATTTACTACGGGGTAAGCCTTGTTGATGTGGATTACAGTGTGATTGAGCAAAAGCTAGCGCCTAGCTTTCGTCATATCTCAAGCCGTTACCTTTACGCAGATAAAGAAGATGGCAAGCTCAAGCCAACTATCGATCACCTTTATATCAAGCAAGGCTCTGACAAGCTTTATCTCAGTAACCTGCAACCAGAGCGCCGCATCTTCCATAAGCACCCAATTGATATTGGTGAAATCACCGACTTTAGCTTAGCGTCTAAGTTGGTGTGGTATTTTGCCCTTAAGCACATCACCATTGCTCACAACATGCAGTACTTTGATGCGGTTGCCACACCACCACTTATCATGAAAACCGATAGCGATGAAGATGAAGCGGTTGAAATGCTCTATACCATGAAATCGCAAAGTGTGGCGGCGATTGACAAAGAAGACAGCATTTCTTATTTAACTCTGACGCAAGGCTCTAAAGCTGAGTTCCTGAGCTTCATCAATTATATCGACAGTCAGATAACCACGTTGATTTTAGGTAATACGCTCTCAACAGGTGATGGTAAGACAGGCAGTTACTCACAATCTAAGGTGCATGAGAACCGCCAGAAAGAGCTAAAAAGCTTTGATGCTCGTTTGATTGGTCAAACCATCACGGACTATTTGAACGAGCTAGAGAAGATGAACTACGGCACACCCAAAGGCGTGCGCTTTGTCTTCGACTTAACNGAAAAGAAAGATCTTAAAGAGCTGTCTGAAGTGGTAAAGAACCTATCAGGGGCAGGCTATGAGATTGAGCCTGAAGAGATTGAAAGCCAGTTTGGTTTTAAGGTCAAGCTGAAGCAAACAGAGACTCAATCTAGCCCTTCGCTCGATGTGAACGCCCGACAGGTTGAAGCTAATGCTTTGAAAAGTGCCCACAACAACCAAGAGAGTAACAATCAAACTCAGCCCATTTATGAAGATGAGTTAGATAGCCAAGTACCAGGAACGCAAGCTGAAGAGGAAGCACTGGTTGAGACCATCTACAACCTACTTGCTAACGCTAAAACCTACGATGAAGCCTATCAGCTACTGCTTGAGCAATACACGGATGTCGATCTCTCTGTATTAGAAGCATCCCTGTTCAAGGCCATTGGTAATAGCCAAATCTTAGCAGATGCAGAAGTGCAGCTAGAAGAGGAAGAAGCGGATGCCTGATCCTGTTTCGTTTGATTTTTCCTTACAGCCTAAAGCCGCGATTGATTACCTTAATAACAAGGGCTACAAGCTGAGCTTTAACTACGATGAGCTTGCGCCTAAAGCACATCATGAGTCTTTTACTGTAGCTAAAGTATCTCGGCTTGATCTCCTGAATGACATTTTTACCTCACTGGATGATGCCGCTAAAAATGGCAAAGGCTTTCAGCAGTGGCAGAAAGAGCTAAAGCCGACACTGCAAAAGAGGGATGGTGGGGCAAGCAGGAAGTCACTGACCATAAAACAGGTGAAGTGAAAGAGATTTATGTAGGCTCTCGCCGTTTACGCACCATTTACAGTACCAATATGCGCGTAGCTTACGGCGTTCAACGTAACCAAAGTCAACGCCAATTAACAGGCTCGGTTTACTGGCGTTATAGCTCTATGTTATTGCCTACCACCCGTAAAGAGCACGCGAGTCTGCATGGTACGGTGCTGCATCGGGATGATTCATTCTGGAGCAGCAACTACCCGCCTAATGGTTGGGGCTGTAAATGTAAGGTTCGGGCTTATAGCCAGCGTCAACTTGAGAAACGCGGCATGAGCATTGCAAAAAGTGCCCCTGATTCCGTAGCNGATAAAGACTGGAGCCACGATATAGGTGCAGGCTCAACCCTTGCGCGTACCGCTCCGCTCTCACTCAATAAGAATCTACCATCAGTGAAAGCCAATCCAGAGCTTGAGGGCTTAAGCAACCAGCAGCTAAAAGATCGCTTCTACAATCAACTTGGCACGAAGCCGAACCAAATGCTGATAGATAAAGCCGGTGATCCAATCTGGGTGGACGATGCGCTACTAAGTAAAGTCAAACCTAACCAACACGCCCACATAGATGAGTTGGCAAAGGTCATCACTGAGCCTGATGAAATCTACCTAGAGGTTGAAGAGCGAGACGGGAAAAGTCAGGTCACAAAGAAGATGCTTCGCTATGCGACAGGTGAAGGCAGTGAGCCTACGGGCTACATGGCGAGCTTTCGTTACCAACAAGACAAGACGCAGGTGATTGCATTAGAGGCCGTTCCTGAAGTCGATGTGCTGAACGATAGCCGCAAAGGTAAGTTAATTTACCAAAANTAAGGTTGTAACCATGATTCAACTGAAAACCCAGAGCAACCTAGACAAGATCAACCAAGAGCTAGAGCGGCTCGCTCAGAAAGGCAAAAGTTTAGCCCCTGCAATGGCTGAAATTGCGAACCTTTTGCAGAACACGGTTGAAGAAGCCTTTGAGCAGCAAACTGACCCTGTCACAGGGGCGCAATGGCAGCATTAAGCCTGTAACCATTGCTAGCAAAAAGAAGAGAGGTTATGCCGACCCAGAGCGGATTTTATACGGTGAAGGCGAAATGCAGGAGGGGGTAACCTCTGAGAGCAATAGCAGAAGCGCTAGCGTTGGTTTCAACGTGGTTTCAGAGAAAGGTTACCCCTACCCAGAAGTACACCAGTACGGCACAAAAGATGGCAAATTAAAAGCTCGTCCATTTTTGCCAATGGATGAAGACGGCGAGCTAGCACGGCATGTAGAAGAAGAGATCTTAGATATTCTTGATGAGCACTTCTTACCATGATCATTTTTTCAATTCAGACTTGAATTTTCTTATCCATATCCTCACATAGTGTATAAATAACCATGTTCGTGAAACGATTAAAAAGAGGAAGTTATGAGCCTACAANATAAGAAAAAACTAGCNGATTTAAAAAGCGAAGCTTCAGATCTGTACTCCACTCGCAATACGGTGCGCCAAGAAAAGTTAAAAGGAGCAATCGAAGCTGTAAAGTCAGACTTTACGTCCTACCTTCATGGTGAAGGCTTTGAGTGTAAAGATAATGCTCGTATTAGTACCATAGAAGCATCTTATAAAGATGATATTTTTCTTTACTTAAAATATGACTCACCAGAGCAAGGATACTTTGGTTGTGACACTGTATTTGAGCTTGGATTGCAAGATAAAGCTAGACAGAGGGTAAACAAAAAAGTTAGCGCAGTGCTCTTTATGCAAACTGAACGCTTACCTCACTTCTCTGGCGGTGGAACACCAGCAGACCCCATGTTGCTCAAAGAGATCGCATTCCATGAAGAAACTTTACTTCCAGCACTGAAGTCAATTGGAACATCAGATATAACTGGCGAGTATGTACTCGGTGAAAGAGAAGAAAGTCGAGGTAGAGACTTTACCAAAAAAACTATCCCAGAGTTTATTGATGCACTTATGAGCTAATTATTGCTCACAATACGAACAAAGCCTCCCTAGTGGAGGCTTTGTTCGTTCTATAACTCATGTAATACTCTAGTTGCATAAAGTAGTTATAAGGATGGAATATGAAAAAGTTTTTATTGGTAGCCCTAGCGAGCATAGTGTTGACAGCATGCTCTGATGATTCAGCGCAGTACAGCGAGCTAAACAATGTCGTTTATGATGAGATTAGCAAGCGACCTTCTGTAGACCGTATAGTGACAGAGACCAATTATCTTCACCTTGAGTTTATGCCTGAGAATCTAACAACGGAAAGTACCTATTTGTTAGATGCTAAAAAACTGATACCAGCTCTAGTGAACCAGTACCCAGACGTAAATCAGTTCTTCATAGGCATTAAAGATAAGGGAACGAATCAATATGTGTTGAAAATGAACTTTGACCGTTCTCGTGTTGAAGGCGTTGATTTTAATTACTACAAGGTCGCTGAATTGAAACCGCTGATGTCGGATTACTGGAGTCAATTCTAATAAGAGAAACAACAAAGCCTCCAAGAACTGGAGGCTTTGTTTACTTTATGGGGCTTGGTTTGCTAGGCGGCATCAAGGAGTTGATAGGTATATACACCGCCTTGCTTAGTACTCTTCCAGAATACACCATCAAATTGATCCAACCAGCGGCGAGCGGTTTTATCATCTTTTTTACGGCCTACCGCTTTCAATAGGTCGGTTTTATTAAGCACGTCCTCACTCTCTTGCAGTGCTTGTTTCACCTCGTGGGCAAACTCTTCGACCTCTTCAGTCATCAAGGCTTCAGTTACATCCAACTGACTGAGGGTTAGTTCTTGGCATCGATGCGGACAGCGGTCTCTTTGATGCTGGCACGGTCTTTACGCACATGCAGCACAAGATCTAATGTATTGTGCTTCAGGCTGCTTGCTACCTTTCTAAGCTGAAAAATATTGTCTACAGAGTTACGAATATTATTTGAGCCTTCGTAGTTCTTGCCGTCTTTATTGGAGTGGTGAAGGGCTACAATCGTTGCTCCAGCCTCGCGCATGTTCATCAATACAGTGAGCATTTCAAGGGTTTGAGCGTCATTCTTCACATTCATAAAGTTGCGTAGGCTATCAATGAAGAACACATGATCTTTATAGTCATCACCACAAGCAGAGTCACCTAGCATATGCAGTAGCATTTCAGGCTGCATATTACATTTGCTGCGGTGAACGTATTTAAGCTGATCTGGGTGGTGATTGCCCATCATATCGTAGATATTACGCTCATTAAGTACAGACATAGGGTTATCAAAATCAAGATAGACCACTTGGTAGCCTTTTGAAGCAAAGTTATTAGCAAGCGTTTGAGTTAACAGGCTTTTACCATTGCCACCATCGGCGTAAATCAAGGTAATCATCTTTTCTGCAATGAAATCATCAATGATGAACTCAGTTTGCTCGTTAAAATCCCCACCTGTTAAGGTCATATTGCGTATTATATCAATGCTCATCTTCAAATAGTCCTATCTGTTTATCATCTAGTTTGGTGTAACGAGCGTATTTCACGTCTTGATCATCACACTCCATAATTTCTCTGGTAATAAATGGGTAGCCGCATTCAACGCAGCGTCTCCAACGGCGCACGTTATTCGCTTTTTCGGTATGAACAACCTTAGATTTTTCGCAGCCACACTTTGGGCACCACATTGCTTGTCATTCTTCCTTATGGTGTGGTTTACATTCGGTTGACGACATTAATCAGGCCGCTAACTTGCTTTTTGCTAAGGCTTTCAATACGCAGAGGCATAAAACCAAACAATTTTTGGCATAGCTTGCGCATACCGTTCTCTGTAGGGTCTTTGGCCTTTGCTGCCCAGCGGTTGCGTAGGTATTTAACTTGAGCCTCTGTAGCGTGTACCACAGGGGCTTTTGTGCGGTAGTTTAAGAAGTCAACCAGAGCAATTAGCTCATCAATACCAAGCTCAGCAGCACTACGAACGCTGAAGTATTGTTGCAACATGCTGCGATAATCATCTTCGTAATAAGCGTAAAAATCGGTGTACTTTTGAGAAAGATGCACCTGTGCCAGCAAGCGTTTACGAAAGTCTTGCTGTTTTTTAGTTAACTGATGTTTAGACATGCTGCCTCTTTAAAAAGCTTATTGGTTTAAATGTGCTTTAATCTCGGTTTAAAGGGCGTTTAAACGGAGGTTAAAGCACACTCAAGTGAGTGCGCTTTGGTTAAGTTACAATTTGCTAGGGTCAAGTGGGATTTGAACGTACTTACCGTTACCGTCACGTTCATAAAGGCGTAGATAAGAGCTTGTGCCAGTGATTTTGATGGAGTCTGCGATTGCATCCATTGCTTCAGTCCACTCTGCATCTTCAATATTGAGCTGGCGAAGAGACAGCACTTGGTTAACATCGATGTGACCTTGTTTGTTCACACGGAATGCATGTTCAACCAGCGCTTTAATCTTGTCGTCAGAGCCTTCGTTCCAACGTTGAATGCACTCATCAATCTGAGCTTTTGCTGCTTGAATGCGCTCATCAAAGATGCGGTGTTCACCAACAGCACGCATTAGCTTGTATTTGCCGTCAAAGCTCACTAACGTAACATTGCCCTTAGCACCGCCGTATTTAACGCTGTATTCACTGGCTGATAAGTCAACAAAGTCAGCAATTTTGCTCATCGCTTTAACTTTAAAAGCTGCCATCTGTGCTTGTAGCTCTTTGCCTTCTTGTACCAATTCCATCACCACTTCATCACGCAGTAGGTCGATTTCTTTGATTTGTGATACTGGGACAAAGTGGCCTAGTGCGTTCTCTCTCATTTCTGTTGTATTCATGGCTTAATCCTTAATGATAATTGGGTTGAACTGCCAGCCGTCACCGTCATGCTGAGGAGCAATAATTTCGACTTCTGCAAAGTTCTTGGTTTCTAAGTCTGCAATCACTTCACTCATATTGGTTTTGGTCTGCTCTTGGAACTGTTGCAGGAAGTCAAACATCTGGTCTCTTGTGATAGTTTTCATAGCTTTGCTCACTTAATCTCAATGGCTCTACGGATTTGCTCTTTATGCTTGTGGTCACCGTTGTTAGCGATAACTTTGAGCAAGTAAGGCATGGTGTAATTGCGGTATTTTTCTGGTAAACGGTGCTTTTTAAGGGTGATGGTCATGATTGATTCCCTCCAAAATAACGATCACTTGGGCAAAGCTCTCCCAGTGCGGTGTATAGGCCATTTAATGTGCCTTCAATGGTCACTTGCACCATTGCAAGGGGAGCATTAACAAACACGTTGGCTCTTGGTTGGTGTAAGCGTTCATCCACTTCTAATTTAGAGATTTCAGCGCGTATAAAAGCTTCTGATGAGCGGGTATTCCATGCTTCTTTAGCGTCTTCATGTGAGAGGTAAGTATTACCGTCACACTCCCAACATTCGATCCAGTGGCTAGTTTCACCACACTGACCAAAAGAAGGCTGAGCACCACAATGGGGACAAGGTTTAATTGGCTGTGTCATAGCGCCCCCTTAATCCAAAATGACTGAATTTGAAGCCATCTTGATATGCATCGGTGATAAGACTTCGTTTGTCATGCCACTCATGCGCTTAGCCTTGCGGAAAATATGGCAAGAGCGGCGGATATCTTGGGTGAACTTCTTGATGTGCTGCCCCATATCACCAAACAGAAGGTCTCTGTCAGTGTCGTTTAGCCCTTGCATCTTGTATTTTTCACTGATGCGAGAG